GATCGGTGTAAAAAATGTTGACGCAATATTACCACCCCCTGCACCAAACGCTCCGATGGATCCAAGTATGGAACACATAAACGCGTTAGCAGGCAAACCTTTTCAGGCTTTCCCTGGTCAAGATCACAGAGCACACATAACAGCTCACCTAAATTTCATGTCGACAAATATTGTGAGAAATAATCCTATGGTTATGGCCTCGATACAGAAAAATATACTCGAACACATCAGTCTGATGGCACAAGAACAGGTACAATTAGAATTTAGAGAGCAGATGGCAGAGATGATGCAGATGCAACAGATGGCTGCGATGAATCCACAGATACAACAACAGCTACAATCGATGACAAATCAGATAGAATCTAGAAAAGCGGTGTTGGTTGCCGAAATGACAGAAGAATTTATGAAAGAAGAGAAGGAAATCACGTCACAATTTGATTCTGACCCTCTTCTAAAACTAAAATCACGTGAAGTTGACCTTCGAGCGATGGAAAATGAGCGTAAAAAGAAAGCCGACGAGGCAAATCAAGAATTAAACAAGGCAAAATTGGTACAAGCACAAGAAATTGCCGAAGATAAACTTGATCAGAACGAAGATTTGGCTAAATTACGTGCTGGAGTTAGTCTTGCAAAGCAAGGTGTACAAAAAGCACAAGTTATGATAGACGATAATTAATAAAAAGGAGCAAAAAAGCTATGATGAACTATAAAAAACAAAAAATAGTGAACGTCCCAGAGCAAAAAGTTGAAATAGATCCAAGATCTAAGTCAACAGCTGTTGGTGCCCCTAACTACATCGCAAAACCAGAGGTAGTTGGAGTAAGAGGCAGAAACAGAATGCTTAGTGACAAGAAAAAAACTGCGATAGTGGTATAATATGTGGTTATCGGCAATAAAATTAGCCGTCTCTGCAGGAAGTAAGATCTATGCCAATAAGCAGAGAACGAAGATGGCAATGTCTGATGCACAATTGATGCATGCAGAGAAAATGGCCCGTGGTCAGGAAGCTTACCAAGGTAAATTGCTAGAAGCCCGACAGTCAGACTGGAAGGACGAGGCAGTTTTGATAATTCTCAGTTTGCCCGTGGTGGTGCTCGCGTGGGCGGTCATATCGGACGATCCAAGTGCGATGGACAAGGTGAAATTGTTCTTCGAGATGTTCTCGCAGCTTCCGTCATGGTTCACAAACCTGTGGATCCTTGTCGTGGCGTCGATATATGGTATAAAAGGTACACAGATTTTTAGAAACGGAGGCAAAAAATAGTGACTATAATAAGTAAACCTTGGAAAGCTTACAATGCAATTAAAAATGTTTTAAAACCACAAAAAACCACTGGTACAGGAGCTATTAATAAAGTTGATCCAAAAGTTAATAAGACAAAATTAGATCAAGCTAAAAGTAACTTAGCTATTGCAACTCAAAAAACAAAAGCCTCTGGTGCAAAATTAAAACAAACTTTATTTGAAAGTAAAAATAAAGCTTTTAAAGGAGATGATTTTACTTTTGCAACTTCTAATAAAAAAACTAAATCTAATACTGAAAAATTAAAAGGAGATAAATAATGCCTGGAAAACCAATAAGTAAAAGTAAAAATAAAGGACTAGCAAAACTAGCTAAGTCTGGAGCAAAAGGAAAAGCCCTAGCAAAAAAATTTGGATACAATCCAGATAGAATGGTTGCTAGAAAAGGTGGCAAAGCTATGAGAAAAGGTGGTAAAGCATAATGGCAAAACTATGCCCTAGAGGTAAAGCCGCAGCGAAGCGAAAATTTAAAGTTTATCCAAGTGCATATGCAAACATGTACGCATCAGCAGTATGTTCTGGTAAGGTCACACCAGGCGGCAAGAAGAAAAGAAAAAAAGCTATGGGTGGCGGAATGATGACTCAATCTCGTGCCATGTACAAAGGTGGCGGAATCTGTATCAGAGGAATGAATAAGGACGCCGCTGGAAAGAACTCGTAATGCGAGCTTACTATTCAAAAGGAGGACTACGAGAATGGGTAGCACAGAAATGGGTGGACATAGGAGCACCGAAGAAAGACGGGAAGTATCAACCATGCGGAAGATCGAAGGGAAGCAAAAGGAAGTATCCAAAATGCGTCCCACTTGCAAAAGCCACACGAATGACAAGCTCGCAAAAGGCGAGTGCTGTCAAACGAAAACGAGCAGCAGGTAATCCTGGTGGTAAACCCACCAACGTTGCAACATTTGCTAAAAAGAAAACAGCGTAATGAGAAGAGAATATTATTCAAAGGGCACAATGCCCGCAAGAAACAAAAAGAACTTTAGACCTACAAAGTCTGGAGCAGGCATGACAGAAGCCGGGGTCAAAGCCTATAGAAGATTAAATCCTGGCTCTAAACTAAAAACAGCCGTGACTGGTAAAGTGAAACCAGGATCAAAAGCTGCCAAACGTAGAAAATCGTACTGCGCACGTTCACTAGGGCAACTCAAAAGAGCATCAGCCAAAACTAGAAATGATCCGAACTCACGTATCCGTCAGGCAAGAAGGAGATGGAAATGTTAAAGAAAAAAGCAAAAATAAAAAAAGTAATTAAAGGTTTGAATAAGGCCTCTAAGTTACATGCTAAACAAGCTAAAACATTAAAAGGAGTAATCGGAAAAAATGCAACTAGAAACAGTAATAAAAAAACTACTTAAGTTCATAGACACAAGATCAGAAGCATTATCTATATCAGTCACCACAGGTGGTGTTGACAGTATGGAGAAATATAGATATATAATAGGACAAATAACAGCCCTAGAGGCAACAAGACAGGAACTCTCTAACCTGCTAGAAGATAAGGAGCAACATGGAACAGTCATCGATATTAAAACCAAACAATAAACTTGTTGGTGTAAAATCATCAAAACAAGAACCAAAATTACCAAAACCTACCGGTTGGAGAATGTTAGTTTTACCTTTTAAAATGAAAGAGAAAACTAAAGGTGGAATACATTTAGCTGAAACAACAATAGAGAGGCAACAGGTTGCATCTCAAGTTGGTTTGGTTATGGCCATGGGTCCACAATGTTATAAGGATAAAGAGAGGTATCCTGAAGGTCCATGGTGTAAAGAGAAGGATTGGGTCATGTTTGCAAGGTATGCAGGTAGCCGAATCAAAATTGAGGGTGGAGAGATGCGTCTGCTAAACGACGATGAGGTTTTAGCAACAATTGATAGTCCAGAGGACATCTTGCATGAGTTCTAAACATAGGAAGGAGTAAACTATGCCAGACAATGAAAAAATGGTACCACTTGATACATCAGGACCTGATGAAGAAGTGAGTATCGAAGAAACAAAAGACGAAGCTGTTGTAGAAACAGATGCGCCGAAACAAGAAACAGAAACAGATAAAACATTTGAAAACGAAAGAGAAACAAAGTTAGACGAAAAAAAAGACGGTGAGCTCGAGGATTACAGTAAAGGTGTGCAAGCTCGTATTGCGAAACTAACTCGTAAGATGAGAGAAGCAGAGCGAAGAGAAGCTGCTGCTGTTAAATATGCACAAGGTGTAATTCAAGAGAAAACAGAATTAGAAAATAAATTTAAAAAAACTGATTCTGATTATATGAAAAAATTTGAGACTACTATCTCATCAGGAATAGAGGCGGCACAAAAAGAATTAGCTGCAGCTATAGAATCTGGAGATGCGAAAGCTCAAGTTGAGGCTAACAAAAGAATTGCAACACTCGCTTTTGAGAATGCAAAATTTGAAGCCGCTAAAGAAAACAAAGAGATTGTAAAACAGGAAGAAGTACCTGTTCAAAATCTTTCTCAGGGTGGTCAGATAAATCAACCTGCCATGGATGACTCGATCAATACGGATCCTAGAGCTGAAGCATGGGCTTCTAAGAATACCTGGTTTGGTACAGACAGAGCGATGACATTTACTGCTTTTGAGATACATAAGGATCTAACAGAAAAAGAAGGGTTTGATCCTAGTTCTGATGAGTATTATGCAGAGGTTGACAAAAGAATCAGAGTTGACTTCCCGCATAAATTTGGTACAAATGAAACTAAGCAATCGACCGCCCCTGTTCAGACAGTGGCTTCAGCTAAAAGAAGCGTAAAGCCTGGTCGCAAACAAGTGAGACTCACATCGTCTCAAGTAGCAATAGCTAAAAAATTAGGTGTGCCACTCGAAGAATACGCAAAACAATTAAAAAACACGGAAGGAGCGTAACATGGAAAAAAACGAAAAAAATACTTCACGTGCGAATCAAACACGGTCAAAGTCTGAAAGACCTAAAGTGTGGGTTCCACCATCTTCTCTAGATGCACCCCCTGCACCTGATGGATTCAGGTATAGATGGATAAGAGCTGAAGTCTTAGGATTTCAAGATACGAAAAACGTAACCGGAAGATTAAGAGAAGGTTATGAATTAGTTCGTGCCGAAGAAGTCGAAAACGCAAGTGATTATCCAGTTCTCGAAGACGGGAAATACAAGGGAGTGATTGGGGTCGGTGGCCTTCTTCTTGCGAAGGTACCAACAGAGATCGCGCAGCAACGTCAGGAGTATATGACTAATCGTCATAGAGAACGAAGCGAAGCAGTAAACAACGATCTAATGAAGGAGCAGGATAGTAGAATGCCTATCAATATTGAGAGGCAATCTCGTGTAACCTTCGGTGGTACAAAGAAAGATTAGTCTTTCTCGGGATAACAACCAATTCCCTACTATCGAATTAATTAACAACTATTGGAAATGGAGAAAACAATATGGCTAATAGAAACACATCAGGTTTCGGTTTAAGAGCTGCTAACATGGTAGGTGGTCAAGCATCTGTCCAAGGTCAGCAAAGCTATAAAATCGATGCCGGTCATAACGCAAATATCTTCAATGGTGAATTTGTTAAAATTGATCACGGCGGTACTCAAGGGTACATAGTTGGTGGTCAAGGTTCTGCGGCGCAGGGTATTGGAGTTCTTAACGGAATCTTCTTTAATGCGGCTGATACTAACAAGCCGACATTCTCGAACTTCTATAAGCAACCAATCACACCAGCGAACTCAGAAGACATTGAAGCCTTTGTGATAGATAACCCTTTCCAGCAGTACGTGGTAGCAACAGATGCTGCAACTACACAAGCGTCGTTCTTAAGAACGTTCGATATGAACACATCAGCAGGCGACACTACAACTGGTAAATCAAGCGCGACTTTAGACATCGCTGTTGTTGGAGACAACAACAAACAATTTAGATTGTTAAAGTCAGCTGAAGATCCAGAAAATAGTGAAGCGGGTGCGTTTAGATCAGTAGTAGTAATCTGTAACAAACACACGTACGTACACCAATAATAGGAGTAATTAGACTATGGCAATATCAAGATCGCAACTAGTTAAAGAACTAGAGCCAGGCCTGAATGCACTATTTGGGCTGGAATACAAAAGGTATGAAAATCAGCATGCTGAGATTTATACTAACGAGTCTTCTGACAGAGCTTTCGAAGAGGAAGTTATGTTATCAGGATTCGGAAATGCACAAGTAAAAGCAGAAGGTGCTGGAGTCAAATTTGACGACGCGCAAGAAACTTTTACAGCGAGATACACTCACGAGACTGTAGCTTTAGCATTTGCTATAACTGAAGAAGCTATCGAAGATAACCTCTACGATAGATTAGCTTCAAGATATACAAAAGCTTTAGCAAGATCTATGAGTAACGCAAAACAAGTTAAGGCAGTTGAATTATTAATCAACGGTCTTCCTTCAGTTGGTACGTTTAAATCTGGAGATGGAGTATCTTTATTTAATAAAGATCACACTACATTAACAGGACCAAACGTAGCTAACACTTTGCAAACTCAATCAGATCTTAATGAGACATCTTTAGAGCAATCTATGATTGACATCTCTAAAATGACTGATGAAAGAGGTCTTAGAGTTGCAGCTAGAGGAACAAAAATGATTGTTCCTTCAGAGCTTCAGTTCACAGCTGAGAGATTATTAAAATCTCAAGGTAGAACTGGAACAGCTGATAACGATATCAACGCAATTGCATCAATGGGAATGGTTCCTCAAGGATACAGAGTGAACAATTACCTAACTGATAGTGATGCGTTTTATATCTTAACAGACATTCCAAATGGAATGAAAATGTTCACAAGAGCTCCGTTGACTACTGCAATGGAAGGTGATTTCGATACTGGCAACGTTAGATACAAAGCTAGAGAAAGATACTCATTTGGAGTATCTGACTTCAGAGGTATCTTCGGTGTTGAAGGTGCGTAATCAATAATTTTTTGTGGCGGGACACAATCCCGCTA